TTGTGCATTTTTATCAGGTATAGAAAATTTAGAAAGGTATATTAATATTCCTACTATAAGAAAAAACACAAGCAATGCACCTGAAAAATGCCTGATATCTTTTGCGACACCATTTGTTGGTATTTTCATTTGTCATATTTTTTTGTTATTGGTCTATAAGACTGTATAAACCTTTCTTTTATTTTGTTCATTCTAACACCTTGTATCTGATTTTGCCTAAAACTTATTCCTTGCCACATCTATTTCAACTTTTTATATTCATTAATAATTTTTAATACTGTATATATAATAGTACCTACTAATAATATAACGCTTAAATACTGTTCTATTGCTGTAAAACTTATAAATAAAACTGTTGCATTTACTAAAAATAGTTGTCGCATTTGTTCCATTAGGTTAGTCCAAATTTAGCTTTATCTGCATTGTAATTTGTTAAAACTTCTGATGCACTTAATGCTTTAGAATATAGTCTGCATATTCTAAAAACACCGTTCCAAGCTTCATTTGAATATCCATATCTACCACCAATTATAAAATCTGCTGCTTGTGTTCTTGGTGTACCACCACCACTTGAGATTGAGCCTGCTGCTGCACCGTTTTGATAAAATATAATTGTTGTTGCGTTTATAGTTACGACATATTGAGCAAAAAACCCATAGTTTAAATTACTTGTACTTAGATTTGCGTAAGTATTACCATTAGCTGAATAATGTAAAGAGTGCATACCCCCCTGACTTGCTGTACTGCTTACACCATATAAACCAAGTATAAAATTTTCAGCTGTTCCATAAGTACTTGACCCAGCCCTTCCGTATGCGTGTGCAAAAACTCCACCATTAGAATGTTTTGAATCTATTTTACACCAAACCTCTAAAGTGTAATTTGTTGCAGTACTACCTAATATTGTACTAAATGATTGATTTGCTGATAATTGAGTATTACCAGTGCCATTTTGAAATTTCCAACCTTGATTACCTAAAGCATCTACGCTAGAAGCATCACTTTTATTGACATCACTTGGGTCTAGAAAGTCACCTGTTGCACTACCTGCTAAAGCTGTAAGCACACCAGTTGAGCCACTTAAACTTGTTTGTGTTGTATCCCAGTGTAACTTTAAATCAGTGGCTACAGCACCTGCTGAACTTGTACCTTTTAATAATATACTATCTTTTACTGAACTCATTATATAAATTTTACTATGTCAAGTTTTTTTGTTAGTTTATTTAAAGCAATAACATCATCATCATATTGTTTGCGAATTGCATTTCTTTCATCTTTAATTGCTTGTGATAATTCAACACCAGTTTCAAATGCTTCTAATGCCGCAGCCCTAGTTGGCTCTAACAAAATATCACGTCTTATTTCAAGCTGTAATAATTTTTGTTCTTTTAATTCACTAACACTTTCAGAAAAAGTTTTGTTTTTTAAACTATATACAAACTTGCCTTTAGTTTTGTTAAATTTTAAGTCCTTTAATTCTTGTACCCTGCTATCATATTCAGGTACTTCTACTTTATAAAAACCCTCATCAGCTAATTCATCATCTGATAATAAATTAAAGCCAGTTAAATAATATTTTTTGCCATTATAATTGCTTGGCAATACATTATATGTTTTTATTTTTTTATTAGTTTCTTTTGCATACATAATTATTATATTAAATTTTACGCCCCAATATCAGTTGCATCTGCAGTATAATTAGTTAAACTGTAAGCAAATTCAGGTTGTGCTGAATCATCGTGTAAACAAGTAACCTGCAAAAGATTAGATTTACTGCCATCATAATCAGCACTTACTTGATAATGGTATGATGTACCTGTGCCTTGGTCTGTAACATTAATAGTTTGACTACCAGTTAAACCACAAATTTCAATTGTTTGTCCAACTTTATAACCTGTATAATCTAAAGTAGTAGCACCATTTAAAGCCTGTGTGAATTTAAATACACTATGTGACCCCCAGTCTATAGAAATAGTACCTGATTGTGTTGCTATTGTTTGCCTAGATGTAAACCTGCCCTCTAATTTGTCGTGTGTAACATTATCATTTACAATTGACGCTGTTACAACTGCATCTGATGCTAACTGGTCAGCACCAACAGCATCATCAGCTATCATTGCTTGTTCTACTGCATCATTTGCTATTGTAACTGCCCCTGTATTTGCCATAGTTACATCGCCACTAAGTGCTGCCGCAGTAAACCCAGTACCATCACCTATTAATATCTGTTGGTCTGTTACTGCTTTTGCTGATAATGTACCACTTGAATTTGCATCCCTTACAATTACTGTATTCGCTGCTTGGTCTGCTATTAAACTTAATGCAGGTCTAAATGCTGTACCTGTTGTTAAATCACTTTCGGCTGTACCAAGACCATATATCTCAGCAAACATCGCCGCTACGTTTGTCGCAAAAGCTCGCAGGTTATCCCCTGTTCCGTCATCTGCGCTACTTCCTATATTAATGTCTATCGATGCCATATTTTTTAAATTGTTGTTTGACTTATTTTTGTTGTTGTTGAATCTACGGTAAAGCTAGTCAAATCAACAGTAAGTGCTAATGTGTCTATCTGATTACCAGTTTTTGGGCTAGTAAAGCAACTAGGTGCAGAGAATGCAGGAATACTTTCAACAATTGTATTTTTTTCTTCCCCCCATTCTGTAAAACAATAAATTTTCCCCCAGTCAATATTATTTGCCATTTTTTTCTAATTTTAAAAACCTTTCTAATTTAATAACGTATTCTAGCTTAGGTTTATAGTTTTTTCGTTTCTTTTTCATAACACCCACCCTTGAAACGTTGTATCTTTATCGGGGTGAATATCTTCATTACTGTTTGTATTATACTCTGGATAATCTTGTTGGTTATGCACCATAAACTCAATAAATCTTTGTGTATAATATTCAGCAAATTCTCGTTCTTTATTGATTAAAAAATCAACTTCTTCTTTGCTTACACTTTCTGCATTTTCTGATATGTGTTTAAATACACCACCATTTTTTACACTATATGCAGCAAAAGGTAAATATTCAACATTCGCCCAGTGTATTAACATAGGCGTAACGTAAGTGTTTTTAAGCGTAAGGTATGTGCCTGATAATGTTCCTGCAATTATATCACTTTGTAATTTATTATATAAATCAGTTCCAAGATAGTTTCTAACGTGTATTTCTTGTGCGATTTTTACATATTGTATATACTTATCTGTATCAATATTGCCGTCAAGTATTGTGTTTTTGACTAAATCAGTTCGTGTTAAAAATAGTGCTGTTGCCATTATCTTTTATATTTATATCCTTTATCTGCTCTATCTATCGGTCTTTGTGCTACTTGTTTTGGCTCGCCTTTTTTTCCAAAACCTTTGTTCGGTGGTTTAATACCTTTTGTTTCTCTTTCTTGTTTGTACACAGGTTTAAATTCTTGGCCTTTGAACATAAAAGTTTTTCTTAAAAAATAGTGATGACAATTTGCACCACCTTTGTGCAACCATATATTATAAGACTTTTCACCTTTAGCAGCAAGCTCACCATTTGCGGTACTGTTTTTATTTAAATCTTCTTTGCGATAAATTTTTCTTGATTTAACCATTTTTCTACAAAACTCTCGGCTGTTATTTTTTACGCTTAAAGGTGCATATTGATAACGTACTAAAAATTTCTCACCCTCTTTTGTTTCACCATCTAAATCACTATCACCCCTCGGCCTACTTTTTGGAACAGTTGCTAGACTTAGCATTTTGTCTAATACTTCTTCTTGTTCATAATCAACAGGCCTTTCATCTACAAGTTCATAACCCATATCTAAAAGTTCTTGTTCATCTTGGCCTAGACTTTCTAAACTTTCTACCATTTTGAGGTCATCAAATTCTAAGTCAGAACTCATTTTAACGCCTGTTTCTTCCTCTCTAGTTTCTTTGTCGGTAACATTTGTTAAGTCAGTAAATTCTAATGGCTGTAGCGTCTTAAAATAAAGATTTAAACTTATATTGTTAAATGATAATATCTGGTCAAAAGCATCTATAAGTATATCTTGGAATGGTCTAATAGTAGTATTGTCCGTTAATATACTAGCTGTTTTTAATTCGTCTGCATTATTACCTAACCCTGTTTGGTCTTTAATACCAAATAACATAGGCGATACTATTCTGTGACTAACCAATATTTTTTTACTGCTTTCTTCACTCAAAAACTGGTATTGATTATGTGCATCGTTCAATTGTATTGGCTCTATATTTGCTTGTGTATCTGCATTATCGTTAAAAGCTAAAATAAATTTACCACTGTTACTTGACCCTGAAAACTTTTGATAAATTCTTTGTTCTATTAATGTACGTTGTTCCTCAGTTGGTGTGCCATTGTTAAAGTTGATTAACATACTAGGTGCTAAACCTTGCTTAATATTGGCTAAATGATAGTTTGCTATTTCTTCTTCAAGTTCCGCATACTGTAAACCACCTTGATAATCAACTGGTGAGTAATAAAAATATCCTGCTTTGTATGGTTTAATATACATTAACTCAATAGCTTCTTTAGATTTACCAAAACAAGGTATTCTTAATGGCTCATCTTTTCGTGTTATATTTTTCCAATCCTCAAAATAGTAATATGCTTCAATCTCACCATCATCATTTGCTTTTTCTGCCCTTAACGTTTCTACTGGTAAGTGTTCTAATTGTGCAATAGTTTTCCTATCTTTTGAATATATTATTTGTACAGCACATTGTCCTAATAGTTTATAATCATATACCAATTTTCGTACTACATCTTTTTTAAATAAAGATACCATTTTAGCATACTCATCAGTTTTGGTATCACTATCAGTTGCATCTAATCCGTGACCGTAAATCATAGCTGATATACCATTTATTATAGCATTATTCGTAGGGCTGCCGTTGTACCTATCTATAATGTATTCAAAATAATTATTATCCTCACCGTAGGACACCCAGTCTTGGTGCTTAACTTCTTTAATTTTTGGGCTAGCATAATTGCTTAAATTAACAATACTTATATCACTCATACTAATATTAATTCATTATCATACGTTGAATCAGTTGTATATTCGCCACTATTTATTGTATAATAATTGTTTGTTGATTGTTGTACTGTTTGGTCAGTACAAAATATTTTATCTTTATATATAACATCACTACCCTCTTTTACTTCTAAGTCATAGTAACGACCTTCTTTCAATGCAAACGCTTGATTTAAAACCAAATAATCTCCGCTTGTAGTTGGCGTTACTGTATAATTAACGCTTGTATTTGCACTATCATCTCTAACAGTCAATGTTACTGAACTTGCATAACTTCTAGGAATAATTTTCAACGTTTGTGATGATGTGCTTGTGGTAAGTTTCTTCATAATAATATAACGTTACAATTTACGATATTTGTATGTAAAAAAAAAGGGTAACTTTTGCTACCCTTTAATTTCGATATACTTTAAAAAAACTCTAACTTACATAGTTTACACCTCTATAAGTTTTTTCACTAGATTTTTCACTAGCTTTTAAATTTACAGGTGTGTATTTTACACCTCTGTAGGTCAATTGTTCTTTTTGTTTAGCTTCCATTTTTAAATAATTTAAAAATTAGAATTATGTAACGTTTGTTCTAGGTGCGTTCACCCCACCTGCAACTCTATTATTAATCCCAGTTTACACGGAAGTATATCTAATATACAAAAAAATTAATTTACCTCTAATTGTGCGCCATTAATTTCAGGTGTTAATACACCAGGCTGAACAAAATTAGGTGGTGCTGTTTCTTGTGCTGTAAATGTCAATGTAAAACCTGAAAGGTCGCCCATTGCTGCACCAGTTACAATCGTGCCACCAGTTAAGTCTGCGCCATTTTCTAAGCCAACCATATAATATCTATCATCATAACCCTCAACGACTATATGTGGTCTGCCTACTGCAATTAATTTTATTTCTTCTTGCGTTGCTCTATCTAAAAAAGGTAAAGTAATATTAAGAACTGATTCATAGAAAGTTGTACCATTTTCTCTACTTGTGGTAATGGTAGTTTCTAACGAATTAGCACCTTTTAATTCATACTTAAACCAATTTGTTGAGCCTGACATATCGGTTATTTCACCGACAGTCAACGTAATATCTCCTAAAGTTCCAAAGTCAGCGAAATAAACATTTCTTATTCCACCTACACCAGACTTACAGGGTACTTTACGCCCAGTTGTTAAATTACAAGCCATAGTTTAAATTTTTAAAAAAAAGGTAAGTAGGCATAACCCCACCTACCCTTTTATGTTAATATTAATTATACAGTTGGGTGATATAAAACTACATCACTACCAAAACCAACTTGAATACCTGCTGTAAATCTTAAAACTACTCTGACATTCTGTGAGCCATCTAAGTCAGCCATATCAATTACCTTTGCTTCGTTAGTATCGTTTAGTAAACCAGTTCCAAAATAAAGATTTGATTTTCTAGCCGCAACCATTGTGTTGTCGCCCATACCTTTTGCAGTTACAACTGGTATGCCTTCAAAAGTTAAAGCACCATTTTGATACCACATAGAACCTTGAGCATTTACACCTGCTGCACCTAGTCCACTCGCACCAAATCCTCCAAGAGCTCTGATGTATGCTTTAGCTACATTTGAAGATACATATAATAACAAATCTTCGCTTCCATAAACTGCACTTGGTATTGCTGTAACTACTTTGCCCATATCTTCAATAACGTTAGAACTTGTCACCGCTTGCCCGCTAATGTCAGAAACATCACTATCTGCTGACAATAAGTTAAAGAAACCATCAAATTGACCTGCTGTTGCATTAGTACCATTCCAAATGTTTGTTTCAATTCTTTGTGCTACTTTATCTGCAACGTGAGCCAATAAAAAATCTACAAAAGAATTAGGTAAGTTGTCGTGTACGCTAATGCCCATTTGAGCTGCATCCCAGTCACTTCTAAAGTCTTTTTTACATAATTGTAAATTTACTTGGAACTCCTCTGGCTGTAAAATTTTCTCAGCTAAAGTCAAAGTTGATGTAGCTGAAAAATCACAAGTTGCATTTTTAACTAAATCATTTGATGTAGCACCTGTTTTTAAAACCTCTTTATATTTAATATTTGGTTTAATTGTTATCAAATCGTTAGCAAGTGTGCTACCTGACAAAAGACTCGCAGAAATATATCCTGCTGCTTTTTCCCCTGCGTACGTTGTTGTTATACTAGTTGTTGTTGCCATTTTAATTAATTTTTAAATTTTTCAAAATTTTCAAGCACTCTGCTGTACGTTGAATTTTTTTGTTTGTTAATATTCAACAGATTTTTTAATTCTGTCTTTGCTTCTGGTTTATGAACAATTGGTTTTGCCGCTGCTTCAGATAGCTGTTGTTTTAATTCAGCGTTTTCTTCTTCCTGCTTAGACATTTTTTCCTTTTTATCTTCAACCATTTTTTTAATTTCCTCAACTAATTTTTTAACTTCTGCAAGTTCTTCTTTAGTTGCATAATGCTTTTTCATATCGTCCTTGTCGTCTTCTTCTAATTCAGCTTCAACATCTTCAGATGCTTCTTCTTTTTCTTCTCCAATTGATACGATTTTGCCATCCTTAGCAACTAACACTTCAGAACTTTCCAAAGTATATGTGCCATCAGGTAAAGGTACTTTTTCGTCATCAGTTACAATAAATACATCCTTACCTGCACTCATTGCTTCTGCTTCGATAGTTGCACCATTCTCAAGTTTTGCTGTCGCTAACTCTACTGCTTCTACAGTTTCGTTAGGTTTATCCTCAGACAATTCGATGCCCAAAAGATTTTTTATGTCGTTAATCATTTGCTGTGCGTTTTTCATATACATATAACGACAACTTAAAAAAATTTTGCATTTATTAACTCATAGAAGTTACAACGCCACTAGATACGGCACCTGACGCACTTGTTGTAGAATAATTGCCATCAGGGAATGCAGTTACACTTTCTGATTGTCTAGTAAATTCATTTGCACCTTGACAAGTTGTAATTAATAATTTGTTATAAATAGTTGCACCTACAATACCGCCATCTACACCTGCTGATGTAAAGTTGCAATAATCAACTATCGACTTAACTCTAAATTGCCTAAACGTTCCAGACGGCCTATCTTGGTGTGACTGCACATCATTTGATGCAAATGTATCAGCTTCACTAGAACTATTAGGGCTAAAATATAATGTAGCACTTGAACTATTAGCACATCCCCAACTTGTAGATGTACTACCACTATCTGTAAATGTTGGATTATCCGTTCTACCAGATACAACTACAGGTGTTGTTTGTGAATGTAAAGTAGTACAGCCTTTCAATACCAAATCTTGGCTTATTGAAGTGCTACCGTTTATTGTAGTTGTTATTCTGTAAGTGCTAAATTGTGTGTAATCTGCTGTAAACGTCCAAACTTTATGTATATTTCCTGGTAATGCAGGCCTTGTTACATCACCGATAACGCCACTTAAACTAGAGCCACTATTGGCATAAATACTTGTTACAGCAACACTTGCTAATACTTGTATTGTAGCTGTAGATGTACTAAGCAATAAATTACTTGCACTTGTATTAGGGTTTAAAAAGCTAGTATATCCATAATTGTTATACGTTGGTGATTGGTCTACATTATTAAATCCAAAAGTAGTATTTACAAAAGCATCAAAATCAGGCTCGTTGCTATCTTGTACACTATCACTATCTCTATCTTCAAATGCCCCTGTATTTCTATTGTATTGTGCAAAGTTTGCATTGTGTACCCTACCGCCTGATGTGTCAAATACAAGTGGATTGTTATCACTTAATGTGCCTAACATACCTATCGTAAGTGTAGTTAATGGTTGATTTGCAGTCGTTGTACAAACTATATTAGACCCTGCATTAAAATAACCACTCGGGGCAGTTATTGTTGCACTTAAAGTTCTTGACGTTATTGCATAAACTATACTATCAAAACTTGCAGGGCTTGTGCTGACTAGTGTTCCTACATCAACTGTAGGTGCTGTTATAACTCCACCAGAACTAACAGCAAAACCACTTAGCGTAACATCAGAACAGCTAAATGTAGGAGTAGCAACCTGTGTTGCAGTAGTAGTACAAGTAACTGTTGAGCCAGTATTAAAATAACCTGCTGGCACATTAATAACTACAGACAATGTTCTTGTCGTGTTTGTATCAACAATAGCAAAACTACTAGGTGAACTGCTAGCAATAGTTCCTGCACTCAAACTAGGCAAAGTTATTACCCCTGCCTGTGATACAGCAAAACCACTTAATGTGACATCACTACAAGTAAATGTAGGAGTCAATGGTTGTGTGGCTGTAGTTGTACAAGCAATAGTACTACCTGAATTTAAAAATGTACTTGGTGCTGTTAGATTTACAGTTAATGTCCTTGTTGTATTTGTGCTTACTATTGCAAAACTCGACGGGCTTGTAGAAGCAATTGTACCGACAGAACTGCTAGGTGCTGTAACTACTCCTGCCTGACTTACTGCAAACCCTGATAACGTTGTACTGGTACATTCATAAGTATCTCTTAATTGTGTTGCTGTTGTAGTACAGGTTATTGTGCTACCAGTATTATGATAATTTGCAGGTACAGTAATTGTAAGTGTCAAAGTTTGTACTGTATCTGATGTAACTACCGCATAACTGCTAGGGCTTTTTGTAAAGCTACAACTAACACCTGAACTTGTTACTGTTACTGTAGGGTCTGTAATAACACCTGCATCACTTATAGCAAAACCACTAATTGTTAAATCACTACAAGTCAAACTGGGTGCATTTTGATTAGCTGTTAAAGTACATTCTAAAAAACTACCCTCATTAGCAAAACCTTGTGGTGCAATTAAAGTTGCAACTACACTCCTTTCTGTTGTAGTCGTAACTGTACTAAAACTTGTAGGGGTATAGCTAACTAACTCAGCTGATGCTAAAGATAAACTTGTGGCACCTGTGTCACTAACTGTGAAAGTCGCACTAACATCACTACAAGTAAAATTAGTAGCATTAGAATTATTTAATAATACTTGTTGCGTGTTTGTTTGCGTTACAGAATTACTTTTATTTTGCCCTGCTACTACAGAATATTCATTTGTATTTTGACCAACTAAAGAACCGATGCCTTGATTTAAAATTAAACCTTTACAGCATTTTTTTCTATATGTGTTATCCTCACATAAACAAGCCCTATTACCCCCAATAGGTGATGTAGTTCTTTGCATTTATTTTGGTTTTTTTGGATGTTTACTAGGTAATAAATCAAAATCGCCAGTATATTTTTTATTTTGAGGCCTGCCGTTTTTAACTAAATATAAAAAAGCATTAACCCTAGCTTGCGCCCATTGACTAGCACTACTAACTTTTCGTGAATGGCCTACATTAAAAGCACCTAAACCTCTTTGATAAACAGCCCTTAACATACCAACAGTTACGCCATATCCTAATTTTTTCTTGTATCTTTCGTTAAAATCATCACTTTTTTTTTGCAATATTTCGTTGTCTCTTTTAGATACTTTTGCACTTCTTGTATTACCTGCATCACCTTTTGCTGTTCCTTGCCCTTTTGGGTTTCTATTTGGGCCACCTCTGGGTGCTTTAGGCGATTTTACAATACCACCTCGTGGACCAATTTTAGCTGCTTTAACGCACTTATGTTTTTTGTAATCTTTTTTATATCCTTTAGGGCATTTATATTTTTTAAATTCTTCTACACTCATATTGTGTTTTTCACAGGGCATATACCATTTTTTACCCTCTAATTCGTGTATATGAAAACCATTACAACCCATATCATTACTTGCTTTCATAGCCGCATCAACTGTACTATATGCTAAACGATTATCAATTATGGCAATTTTATCGTTTATAATTTTTGTGATAGAATCTTCTTGTAACTGATTTAAATCTCTAAGTTTTTTTCTAGCCCATCTTTTTCCTGCTAAACCACCCCATAATAAATATGAAATAGTTCCACAAGCATCAGATTTATCAGGGTCATAATAAGTTTCAGCCCTACTTAAATAACTGTACATTCTTTTAATTGTGTCCACAGTAACTTTACCGCCCTTTGCTAAAGTTGCTGCCCTAACTTTACCTACCTGTGTAGCACATTTATTTTTAACTTTTGCATTTAAATCAATACCCTTTTGTGCATTATTAGAAACTGCATCAGGGTAATCGTTATAACTTTGCAAAGTAATTTTATCGCCTGTTATAATTGCTTTTAACTGCTCAACAATATGTTTTTTTTCTTCTTCTTCAATTACACTAAGCTCATCTTTAACGCCTTTTTCTTGTGGTTTTTCAAATTTATCTGCAAAATACCCCTCTATACTAAAACCTTTTACAGCACCCGTTTTTACAAACTCATTCCAAACTTTATCAGAATTAACTTTAACAGCACCTACCCAAGTGCCTAGCGGTAAATCCATATCATACATTCTACTTTTATCGTGTACTTTATCTTCAACAATCCAACTTTCTACAAGGGTTAGACCTTTAAGTGTATGTTGGTGTTCAAGTGTTGCATTATTTTGATTACCTGCGCTTAGAAACTTTTGACTTGCAGTTTTGACTGTATCACGACTGAAATAAATATAATATTCTTGGTCTTTTGTTTTACGATAAATCGGTTTGTTCGGCACAAGTAAAGCACCAACTAACAAGCGTTGCTCTTTATCGATTTCAGCTAATTTAAATTCTTTATCTTTTAAAGCGACAAAATCTTCTTGTATTGCGGGTGATTCTACGAGTGATATCGCTTCAATCCCGTTAAGCTCATCATTTTCATCAATGATTAATTCTACTATTTTCATATCTATATAACGTTAAATTATCCAATACTTGCTGATTCTATAATATTTCTGTCTAATGCTTGTGCTGTACTGACATCATCTGAAACTACAAACGCCTTAACTGGTTGCTGTTGTTGCCCTGCTAGTGTTTCTGCTAATTGGTTTTCTGGTGCTTGGCCAACTACATTAAATGCAGGTGGTGTACTAGCAACTGTTGGTGCTGAAACGCTTGGCGTACTTCCTCCTCCGCCAGCACCCATACTTTGTGATGCTTGTTTTGCTTTGCTAATAGCTTTGACCATACTAAGTGCTGTTGCCGCTGCTTGTCCAACTGCTATTGCGGCAGGTATACTATTTAAAGGTGGCGGTGCTGATGCAAATGCTTTACCAATACCTTTAACACCATCAGATGCCGATTCTGTTGCATTCATACTGACTCGTGCTATCGCAGCTTGTGCATTTATTATTTGTTCTTTTAAAATTAGTGACTGTTTTGCTAAAAATAATGCTTTACCTATTGCTGTTTCTTCCCCTACAATAGACATATACAAATCAAAGGTTTGGTTTCTAGCATCTCTAATTGCTTGTTCATTTGCTGCAGCTTCTTCTGCTTTAGTTCTTTCTAAATCAATACCCTCTTGTATTAAAGCATTTTCGTTAATTAATTGTTCTGACCTAAAACCTGTTACAGTAGCTTCAACATCAGCGAGTTCCATTTTGGCATTAATTAAAGCAATTCTATTTTCATCACTTTTATTCAAATCAAAATTTGCTTGTGCCGCATCAAGTGTTGCTTGTGCATTAGCTTTCATTTTTTCTTCTTGTTTATCTAATATCTCACCTAGTTTTTGGTTTGCTTTTATTCTGTCTGCTATACTTGCAGTTGTGTCGTCTCTAAGTTGTCTTTGTTTTTCTGCTTGTTTATCAAAAGTCTGTAATAATAATGCGTTTTCTGCTGCTGCAACTTCTGCTGCTTTATTTGACTCTGTTTGTGCTTCTGCTTGTTTTATTACACTTTTTGTATATTCTTTTACACTTTTAATTGTTTTTTGTATAGTCTTGTCAACCTCAGCTGTTTCCTCTTTGCTACCTACAATACTTTGTCCTAAATCTACAAATGCTGCTTTTGCTGTATCAGCAGCACCTGCAAAATCTAATTTAAATAATTTAACTACAGAACTAGCTAATCCACCTAAACCAGATATAACATTTTTAATTCTTGTTACTAACTCAACACCTATCGTATAAGAAAAATCTTTGACTGCTTTTAAAGTACCTGACCCAAAAATATTGTCAAAAAAACCAGATATTTTATTACCACTTCCTAAAACTAAATTTATAAAATCATTAAAAGCAATATTTAGTGCATTATTTGCAGTTGTAAAAAAATCAATAGCTGTTTGATTTCTTGTAAGCACGTCTGCTAATTTAGCAAATGCAGCAATAGCTAATCCAATACCAGCATTTTTAAGTGCATTACCAAAGGCCTTAGTTGCTTTACCTAAACCAGTCATACCTTTACTTAATGACCTAGTAAATAAAGTGCCTTTTTGTTTATTTTTATCGGTTTCTTTACCTGTTTCTTTTAACTTTTTATTTAGTGCATCTACAGCTTTCTGTGCATCTTTTGTTAAAAGTTCTAATTCTGCTTGTATTGTTTTCTTTGCCATTTTAAATCACGTTTAAATTTTTTATATGCTTCTTTCAAATTTTTTGGGTAAGCATATTTACCCTTTGCTATTTTTATATTTTCTGTTTCATCATCAAACACTTGCAATAAATCTATAATTGTTCTAATCATTAGTTTGCATCTATTGTTTGTTCTACTGTATCTGTTGTTAATTTAGTGCTATCTATTGTTATAAATGGTTTACTTATTAAATCGCCTAAATGTTTAACGCTATCTACAACAGTAAAGTCCTCAACTTCATTTATAAGTTCTAAATCACTTACGCCAGTTGTAAAATTAGTTTTTAAACTATTTATTTTAAATATTGTGTCAAACGCTATTAACTTATCTGCTAAACTTAAATTTAAAATTATCCTTAAAGGTAAGTATGCTTTGACTTTATACAATCTTGACCTCACATTAAATATGCCTGTTATATATGTTTTGTAATATGTTTCAAACAAACTACTACTAAAAGGGTTTAAAAAATATTCATTAACCTCAGCACCAAAATTTATAGTTTGTGAACTTGTAAGACCTACGCTATTAGATGGTATATAATAATTTGTTATTGAACTTTGTACACTAGAACTTGTAAGCACACTTATTGCTGTACCACCAGTAACCCTTACAGGGTAAAATAATAATGGCTCGCCAAGATAGGCCTGTTGATTGTCATCAACGTGCCATCCAAATTGTGCTGTTGTAATATCTGTATTACTAGTATTTGCATCTAATAGTCTTTCAAACTTCATATGCTCAAAAGGTAACTCAACTTTAAATTCTTTACCCTCAACTTTTTCATCTCCACTAAATTTTAAAGACCCCCACTCTAAACCAAATCTTTCATTATGGTCGTCTGCTAAAAATGTTTTAGTGCCTTTATATTTAAAATTAATTTTAGCAAAAGGCAATACATTTTCTACAGTTGTAGTTTGTGTATCTAAATATTCTGTTATATCATAATTAGTTGTGCTGTTTGCATAAAACTCATCTAAAGTTTGTACAACTATTGTATTGGTATTATTTTGATATGCAATTAAATTAAACATTTTAAATAAAGCTGTGAGAAAATCAATAACAGTTATTTTTGGTAACTGTGCATTTGTTGAAAATTCTGCTTCTGTAGTTATTGTTACATTACCATCAACTGTTGCACTTCTAGTATTTGACCCTAAGAATTTTTTTACTGTTTCTTTTAATTTAAGTAAAATATTATATGTGCTTGAAACATCACAACTGATACTTAATGTGTATTCACCTGCATCAGCATTTAAAAATCCTGTATCAAAAGCAACAAAAGAACCCCCTACAGATGTGTGATTTAAGTCTGTTTGTTTAACTGTTTGTCTATAATGTTCTTCACCATCTTTTTCTATAATCAAATCAAAACTAGAACTAATTGCACCCGATGGCGTTACAATTATAGCGTGTGAAATTTTAACATTTTTAGTATTTTTTGGTTGCCTAATAACCCAGTAACTACTTTTTACATTGGGTTTCCAAAAAAGTCTATCTGCATTATTTGCGCCAGATAAATTATGCCAGTTTTTACATTGTTGCCTTATACTATCATCTTCAAGCACTCCACCTTTTTTTCGGTGTAACCATAAATATAAATTATAGAAAGGTAAATTATCTTTGTTAAAAAAATCTCTGCTAAATTTAATGTTTTGTGAATAACCTTTATCTGTGTTGTATTTATCTTCGATAGCTTTTATAATTGCATATACTCTTAATGCAGGTTTTAATTGTTCAAATGGTACACCTTGCACAACAGAACTACTTACAAAAAGATTTTTACTACCTGCTGAGTTTACGCTACTATCATAAGTTAATCTTTCTGTATGTGTTATAAGTGGTACAACTAATACATCTTCATATTGTTCATTTTGCCCATTGACATTAACAGTTTTGTCAATGCCATTTTGTAAAGCATCTATTACATTTGCAGCATTATATTCAAAACTGAAATTACTTAAATAAGAAAGTGAGCCAATTAAATCTTCACCAAAAAAATCCTTCATATTTATAGCTTCACCAAAAAATGTTAAATTGTAGGTATGTGGTTTATTACCTATTAGTTTAACTGTTTCCAGTTTTACTTTGCCTTTTTTAAATAACTGATGATTTAAATATAATTGTGCTTCTTTTTTTTGTCTAGATGTAAAGCCATCAATCTCATATCTATAAAAATGTTTAAATAATTTATTATTATTTTTACTGGCGGGTACAGCAAATGTTTTACTAAAATCTGTAAATATTTTAGATATATCTTTAATGTTTTGTAAAGTTTGTGTAAGTGTAACGGATTCATCTTTAAACATCTCAACTTCTGTTAGTGTACCCCCCTCATCCGCAATAAATAAATTTAATCTTAATGGCATTATCTTACATTATTAATTTTATCAAAAGCAAATTCAAATCTAATCTCGTGATTAATTAGCTTGTCATTTAAACTTGTTTTAAAAGTCATATCCATACTTTTACATAATACTGGTAGAGTTTTATTTTCAAATCTAATCCAAATATGTTCACTAATTAAAAGTTCTTCAACAGCTAAATTAAAATCTTCATTTACATATCCTGTGTTTAGAACTAAACTTGTTTTAGCTTCTGTATTATATCTTTGTTTTTGACCTTTATAAGTTGCATAAGTAACTGTTGAATTATCTATTGTATTAGTTTTGAAAACCTCATCAGTTACAGCCATCCTCTCTGTAGTCTTTTTATAAAAATATATGTCTTGATATGCACCATATTTGTTTACAAATGTTACTTTATATACTGTATGTTTTGGCTCACATACATTGACAATAGTTACAGTTTTGTCAAGCGTTGAATCATTAGTGTCATAAATTTGTATAGTGCTACTATTAGCAGGTATTGTAATATATTGTATTTTTTGGTTACTATTACCATTGTCAGTTATTTGTGTTGTAACGCCATCTATAATAACTTTGCCTACACCTTCTGCCAAAATTGGAAACCTACCTGCTGTATCTTCTGGTAAATAAAAAGTGCTGTTGCTAAATAAAGCATTATCTGATAATTGAGGATTTATACCATCTTCAAAATAACCATATCCATCAAGTGCCAAAAAACTTTGTGTTACTGGTGAACCTGTTGTAAACTCACTATCATTGCTTGCAGTTTCATAAAGTTTAGTTATACAAGTTACCCAAGCAGTTACACTAGCATAGTCATCATTAAATGAATGTGTTAGATAATCTCTCACTAACTCGCCTATCTCAAATAAGACGTTAGCTTGTGTAGATATTTTAGTTTTTTCTAAACTGTATCTAAGATTCGATGCACTAGGTGTACTGGTAACTGTACCTGTATAAATGTATATTTGTAGTGCTGCTTTATGTAGTGTTGGCATATCTTTTTATTTTATGTTCCTGTAAATTGCAAAAAAAATGGACTTCTTGCGTTTATTCTATTACTCATATTATCCTGTTATTTTAACATTTGCTGCAATGTAATTATCTGTTATTGTATATATAAATGGCAAAACACCTGCAAGACTATAATTGTAAAACAAATATTGTGTATAAGGAAATTTAACATTTATTGTTACTGTACTATTAGCACCCGACAAAGTGCCTGATTGACTAGCATTACTACAATCGGTATAGCTATATACTAAATTTGATACTGAACTAATACCGCTAAAGTTAAATAGTTTTACGGCTTGACAAGTAGGCGTGGCTGCTGCTTGTGTTACTTCAATTTCACAAGTATGCGAACTAGCATTATATCCGCTTGGTAAATTAAATGTAACTCTTATATTTACTTGGGTAGCTTCAAATACAACTGGGAATGATGTAGCACCGCTTGTTGTTGTAGTGGCTGTTCTAGTCAAAGTTGCCCCGCTTATTTTATCTGTAATTGTTCCATTGACTATTGTTCCTGCTGCATTAACACTAAATCCAGTAAAGTCTGCATAACGACCATATATATTAGTTTCAAAACATTCGTATGCAGGGTCAGGTGGGTTTGCAGTTGATGTATGCTTAATTGTGTACGGGCTTCTAGCAAATATTAAATCACTCATTAGTCAACTTTATTAGGTAAAAATTCTTGTAAATCTAGTTCAAATTGTTTTTTAATTTCTTCACTTAAATTATTAAATGCTTTTTCAAAAGGCCTTGTAAAAAATAAACTGGGTTTAATGCCTTTGTTATAAATTGCACGAGATATAATAAATGACATACTTTGATATGACATAAATCTACCCGCATCATCTTGGAATTGAAAGCGTTTACGTTTCAGCCATTTTAAAATACCATCTCGTAAACCACCTTTTTTTCCTGTTCCTGTTCCAAATCTAAATGGACTTGTTCTATTTCTTGTTGAACTTTTTGCACCTCTAACTCCTTGGTCAACAAACATACCGTAATCTGTCATATAAAATTGCACAAATATTCTATCTGGCTCACCCTTAACAAAATAATCTAAACTTTTATATAATGCGCCACCTGCTTTTTTTTGTCGTGTTAAATTATTCTTGCTAAACTTAATGACGTTTTTAGCAAATAAATTTAAAGCAAATTGTACGTTTTTTAGTTGCATATATCTATATCATTAGGTATTAAAATATCCATTGTCAATGCCCAACCACTTACAGCATTTTCAAATCTATCTACAAAAGGCTCACAAGTAGGATTGCCATCTAATTGGTATAAGTTTCTATTTAGCGTGCCTTTCCTTAATATCTGCACTAATTTATTTTGTACTGCTAATTGTGTATTTAGCACATCGTGTTCATTATTATTACCCCTAAATTGGTCTGTAGTTTCTGACTTAGAAGTATCAACAATATCCATACTTATAACACTAATAGAAAAACGCACTAAATTTTCTTCAAGATTTGCACTGTTTACTATTATATGTGACAACGGGTATATAGTAGCCTTGTTTAAATCAATATCAGTGATATCACCTGTCGTTACAGTATTTACATTTGGGTCTAATAATAATTGTGATTCTATTTGTTCTGTTATTAAATAAAACCCCCTTGCACCTTTGTTAGCCATTTTGTTTTCTTTTTATATTTTGTTTTTCTAATA